CACGTTGAGGGATGCTTAGGGATCTCGCTTTCGATAATGGAAGACATCGGTCTGGGTTCTTTTTGTTCTTTGAGGTTCCGCATTCGCCTTTAATTTTACCGTCAGTTCCGATACGGACCCACTTCTGTTTTCTCCAGTTAGCTAGCTCACCCACGGTTCTTGTTCTTTTTGATTGTTAACTTCGACTTCTTCTTGCCTTTCCCGTAGTTGGGGTCTTTGCAATACTTTGAGGCCGCCATGTTGGCATAAGCACTCGGATACTTGTCGAACGTGCGTTTAGCCCAGGCAATTCCTTTGGGACAGATCTTGGCCATACTTCTAACTAAAAGTTATTTGTTATTTCAATTCCTCTTCTTCTTAATAGACAGTCCACTTCTTTTCGCCACTTTCTTACTAGAAGCACTAAGTTCTTTTAGATGAAAAAGTTTTTCACTCTTTGCGGTGTGAGATTTTCCAGTATGAAGTTCTCCATTTTTCATCTTGTGAGACGGTCCTTTGTATAATGTTCCGTCTTTTTTGTAATGAGCTACGCCTTTCATTTTAACAATATTCTTTAGTAACCTTTAGACTTAGGTTTTGACATAATCCTCAAGCCTTTTTTCTTGGCGGCTTTCTTTGCTGATTTCTTTCCTGCTGCGGTATACGGGTATTTTTTCTTTCCTACTTTGGGCATTTCTTTTTTTTATTGGTTAAAAGTTATCAGCATTTCCATCGTCTAAGTGCCAAGGCTTTCCGGGTGGGGCGACCTTTAGCGTCTTTCATCGGTCCTTTAACGCCTGACATACGCGCACAAAAAGACCGCTTCCTTGGGCCTCCCTTTGGTTGCGGTCGCTTAAGATTACTACCTGTCTTTTGGTTGTAGTATTTTCTCCCTTTCTCAGTCAGTCCTCCTTTTTCGGACTTGTGTTCTTTTCTAAGGGACAATCCTTTTCGTTTTCTGGGCATTGTTCTCTAGGTCGTTGATGTAGTGAAGTATCTCCCCCAGTGTCCTCTTCTCTTCGGGACTGAATTGATGTTGGTTTAGCTTCTCTAAAAAGTAAGGAAGCTTTGTCGGACGAAGAGTCGGAGCGCATCCAGTCATCAATAACATCACGCATGTCGCTATGACGGCGACGATATAACTCTTCTTCATAGCTGTCTAAAAGACCGCGAAGTGCCTCTGCCAATTTTGGGAATGAGATAAGTAGTTTTATGAGTAGCAGAGACAGCTTCACGGCTATAAATTTTAGTCCTTTGCGCGACCGATGTTCAGCGCAAGCCAGTCAACGATGCGATACGCCTTTCCAACCCAAGTGTCATCTCGGGGTGTAGGTGTTAAAGCAGCGATAGCACTGGCAGTTGTAACAATGGCGGTAGCAATCCCGAGGAGTTCTGTAGAGTTCTCCAGGATGTAGGTGATAATGTTAGACATATTGTTGTGGGGTTAAGGGGTGACGGCAATGCGAGCTTCAACACTTCTACGGTAACCTTCGTCGTTTTCATAACGAGGGTCAGACATAGATTGAGTCATCTCGTAGCTAGAACCGAAGGGAACAGCCAATGCGCTGCCAGCAGTGCCTCCTTGGACAAGAGCTACAGGATCTCCTCCGTCAGCCACATAGCGAGCATAAAGACCTCGGATAGCCATTGCAGCGGCATCACGGTCTCCACTCTCTACGGTGTTGTTGTAGACCTGTTGTTCTTGGTCAGTGAGAGCGGTAGATGCCCATTCGGCCATAGCCTCGTAGTTATCTTTTCCTCCGATCTCAGCTTGAAGTGATTCTTCTTGTTGGGCTTGGAGTGCCTCAAAACCTTGGACATATGTATCAACAACATCCCTGCTCAATCCAGCTTCTTCAAGACTCTGGTAAGCGGATTCGGATAACGTCCCATTCTCGTAGTATTCCTCTGAAGCTGCTGTCACGACCTCACCCATTGCGGGTGTCGCTTCAGCCTCCTCCGAGTTGTCTTCGGCCTGTTCGTTGTTGTTGTTTTCGTGGAAGCGTTTCTCCAGTTGTCCGTAGGCTTCAGCCATAGACTCGGGGCTGTCGAACTTCTCGGGGAGCCACTCAGGGCGTTCCGGTGTTTCCGTTGGGGTTTCCTCGGGTTGTTGCTGCTGCGGCTGCTGTTGGTCGCGCTGTTCTTGCGCCTCCTCTTGCATTGCGGCTTGCTGTTCCAAAGAGATGTTCTCCTCGGGAGTCGGGTCGTTGTATGTTACGGATTCCATTACTATTCAGGTGGTTCAACCTCAGGCATATTACCCGCTAACGCCTGATCATTCAAGGCTTTAATACCAGCGGGGCCGAGCTTCTCACTGAGAGCTTGCATTTGCGCCATCTGGGCTTCCTGTTGCATCTGCTCAGAACTCTTGATTAGTCCGTCAGTCTTGATGCCGAGAGCGGTAGCGCGTCTTTTGAAGTAGTCCTCAACATTAACAAATTGTCCGATAGCCTGTGGGCCAACCACTTGGGCAGCACCAGCAAGGAACAGGTCAAGCTTAGAGAGATCGTTACCACGACCAAGAGCCTCGACACCTGTAACAATCACAGGCTTGACGAGATCTTTAGGAAGCTTAGGAAGAGTCTTCTTCTTTTGCATGACCATCATGATTCGCTTCACCAAGGGTAACTGCATCTCACTAGCAAGAAGGCTATACATTCCTCCAAGGGAAGTCTCTAGCTCTTGTGACAGCATTCGGATCTCCTCGGCGGTAACACGTTCAGCCTGTCGCACCACACCGGATGTAAGCAAGAAAGCTCCACCGAGACGGTCTTTGATGGCTTCTACTGTGACTTGAGCCGTGCGGAAGTCGTTGAACTTACCAAGCTGGAGAGTGTTAACATCAGCAGCATTGCCTTGAACAATCGCACCGTTGGGGCTTTCAGCCAGCGTCCGTGCGCGTGTAGTCCCGTTGGGGTTCACAAGGAATAACACCTTGGCTGCTGCGGCTGATCCTTCAACAATCGCTCTGGTCAACGCTTCAAGACTCTGGATGTCACCGAGGTATTCCTCAACGAACCCACGACCGTAAGCCTCCCCGTCAATCCGAGAAAGTCTTAGGGGGATGAACGGATTGCGATCCTTGGGAACCTTACCACCAGCACCAGGAATGTTCACCCCATTAACGTCTTGGCGTATGTGCCACGATCCTTTGATCAGGCAGCATGAGGTGTAGAGATCGAGCTTGCTTTCGGCGGTGTCGAGGTTNGGGTCNCCTTGGANAAGAGCCGCTTGGACTTCTTCGGGAAGNGTAGAGAANGCNAGGGTTTCNTTTGTGGCNACCTTAAGGAGNTTNCCCATNGGNTCTCTCTCNNCNACAAANCTATCAAGGTGGAACACACGGAGTCCTCCGCTGTCCGGTAGATANAGGAGGGCGTTGCCNGTNATGATCAAGTGCTTGAGAGCTTCGTGGATTGTTACCCGNTAGGCTCCGAGGCTNACCTCATCCATAACCAAACCTTCAAGGGCTTGCAGGGANGATTCGATCTCACTNAAGAGTTCCGGTGGGGTNTCCTCTTCNGCTAGCTTACGCTGGTCNGCNTGGAGGCGAAAGAAGGGAGCATTAGGGGGAAGCAAAGCTAAGAGCAGCTTCGATGAAAGATTGTTAACACCACGGGAACCAACACCACTGAAGGGAGTATCAAGGCGACTGTGGGGACCNAAGCCTTCCTCGGGCATGACNTANGGAAGGGTCAGCTTAGAGCAAGCCCGTGCGCGGTCGAGGTATTGATAACGATCCCCCTCAAGGCGGGTGTATGTTTGTTGGGCGGTTTCGTTCATTATGATTGTTATTAGAGTTCCTCAGTGACTTCAGGTTTCAACGATAGCCATTCCAATTCCGTTACAACGGATAAAGCTCCTTGATCAATGTAAGGCTGGAGGGCAGAGAGGTCATCAGAGGTAACTCTCCAGGTCGCGAGTTGAAGCATTAGTTGCCCACTTCCATCAGTAGTTGTCTGGAGATCCTCGGCTGGTGGGAGACCGCGCAGGGTCGATGCTTTAGAACCGCCGATTGGATAACCTCTCGACTCGTCAACGTAGCCCGAAAGGGCCGGATAAGCTTCCGGTGAGGAAAGGAAAAAGAACCATCCGGTGTCCTGCTGATCCTGTTCCAGTTCAGTTAGTGGTTCGTCGATGTGGTCGTCTTCAGGCATGGCTTAGTAGATTGAGCTTTTGGCGTTCAGGTGATCGCGCACTTGTTTGGCCTCATCGTCAGTCAGGGTCTCGTCAAACAGGTAGAGGGCTTCGATGTCGATTGCAGGGTTCGATGCTCCATTGGCGTCATGACCGATGTTAAATTGTTCGGAGGAAAGCGCACTTAAATCTTGAGAATTGGTTTGTGGGTCGGCGTTGTTGATTTTAGAAATCTGGTTCCCGTCAACAGCTTTTATTTCGTGCAGGATAACACCGTTACTGGCGTCCCACGCGTCAGCGTGTATGCCTCTCCACACGGAGTTGTAGTAAAAGGCAAGGTCGTTAGTGCCTGAGTATTTCAGGCTGAAAATAAAGCTTCGGATATTGTTAAAGTCTTTCTCGAAAATGTTGGACGAATTAATGCTAAACACCCGAGAAGACTGCTCCCCTCCATTACCATTAACGCTAAACACCGCGAACATGTAACCTCCTGTGGTATTCGACTCGTTAAACGCGCCTGTCATGAAGTTGTCAGCACCGTCGAACCGGAGGAAATTCCTGCGAACGATGGTGGCGGGGTCGTTGCCGGAGGTGTTGATTGTAACCGTGCCGCCTACGGCTGCTTGAAAACTGGTGTCACCGTGTCCGATGTTACTGGACGAGAAATCACAATCGAATACTACCGACGAACCAACCGTGAGTTTGGCCTTTTGAATCGAGAATTCTCCGGCGGCAGCGAGCGCGTTTTGCTGCGCTAATTGGAGTGTTTCGGTGATTGCAGAAAATGTAGTGGTGGAGGTGTCGATTCTGGAATCATTAATATCGACGTAAAGAGCACTCCCATCGTAGCCATATTTCACATTGAATTGCGTGCCTAATACCACACCAGACGAAATATAACCAGTCGTTTTACCATCGCAAAAGCACTTCACCTGCCCGCCGGAATAAAATATTAAACCAAACCCAGAAGGCCACCCACCAGTGTTGCCTCCCATTGGACGGATAAAGTTCGCGAAATTTGTAATCACCATATCCAGTTCACCCTCCCAAGTCTCGTTGGCTCCGATGGTAACACTCGGCCCTTCAGCGTAGTTTCCAGAGACGTTCGGGATATACAAATGACCGTCACCGACTGGAACGTGGGCGCGGGGTTGGTAGGAGGCGGTGGTCTGGGTTGCGTTCGGGCCTCCGCTGACTCGGTTCTCCAAGGTAGCTACAAGGTCAAGGTTACCTGCGTCTCCTCCACCTGCTGCCAGCATCGACTTCTCTGCCTCAAATGCAATAATCGGGTTGAGAGAAAGCGGGTCGAAGTCTGCTGTGCTAGTGACCCTGGAAGTCAACGATCTCGTCAAAGATTGGGTAAACCCTTGTGTTGGGACGAGCGTCCCCAGTCGAAGGGAGAGCTTTTCGTCAGTTCGTCTATTCTTCCGCATACCGGTCTACTCTTAAAGGATGATTGGTTTGATAATCACTTGGACATCAAAAGATGGTCCTGAAGCGGCGGCGTTACTCACTTTAACACGGATGTTAGAAACCGGACTAGTGAACAACCCGCCACCATTAGCAGTCAATGTTGTGTCTGGTCCTACATCAACCCAGGTATCCCCGATCTTGTGCTGAAGAGTAACGGAACTGCCTGAACTGAAATCACCCGCCACAAGGAAGGCGTTGGTCTTTCCGTTGTGTGGGTTAACAGCAGGAGTTGTGGTTGCGTTGAAAAAGGTATCACCCCCTCCTCCTGACCCGAGTATGGTGGAGTCAATGTTGATGTCTGTTGATACGATAGCCATAACAATATTAGTAGTTAGAGGTTTGTTTGGAGATTCCTAACCCACCAACGACAGGACGGCGTTTCACAAGACTAGCAACACCCTTGGGTTTCCCCGTGGATTTCTCGGGTTTTTCTTTTGGTTTAACCGTCTCGGCTATAGCAGTAGGCGGTGGAGGACTCGCAGGAGGCTCCGGTGATTTTGGCGTTTTAACAGACATGCACATGGTCTTAGTCTTCTTGTAGTGGTTTTAGGTGGTTAGCTAGCTGGTCGTCATGAAGACGTTTTAGAAAGTTAACGAGTTCACGCTTACCCCCATAAAAGTCAATCTCCCGAAGCGAATCGCTAGGGGAGAAATCCTTACTTGGAACACGTTCGTCCAAGAACTTAATCAAATCTGTGGGAACAGGCGGTATATAGTCACTCATTGTTAACAGTCCTATTATGGGTCTGTTCATCCATCTGCCTTTGAAGATGAGCCAAAGCTCGCCATGCCATTGCCGCCCAATCGCCCTCAAGCATGTGTCTGAGGAGGGCATCAAGCTCATCCTTGGATTTGCTTTTATCCCACCATATATCCAAGGAATCTGGGTGATGCTGGATGTTACCCTTAACGGATTGCTTGGCGACTTCAACGAGCGCGTCTGGGAAATAACACAACAACCCCCGGTATAGGGGGATCATCTTGCGCTCCTCAGCGGTTCCTTCAATGTGTATGGTGTTATTCTTCATCCTTGAGTAGCTTTCGGAGTTTTGCGCGTTTGGCTTTCAGCCTTAGAATGGCTTGATCAAGAACGGCTATGTCCTCTTTAAGTATCTGTTGGCGGGTTTCTTTTACGGTGTCCATAGTGTTATCTCCTTTGTGTCTTTATCGTAGTAACCGTCCCGAAGGATGAACGCCATGCGAGCATTAAGCAACGCTTCGTCCTCCCCCATTCCGGCTTTCTCATAAGCATTAACAACAGTCTGCCATTCCGCACCCTCTTTATCAAGGAGCTTTTCAGCAGTCTTCAAGCCCACCCGAGGAACACCAAAGTATCCATCGGTGGCATCGCCGGCAAGCGTCTGGACTAGGTGCTGTCTGTCTGCTTCCTCCAAGGTCACGGTGCGAAGTTCATCCTTAAGGAAGTTATACCAGATGCACGGCACGGTCGCGAAGTCTTTGTCTCCACTAACAATAATCGAACCTGGTTCACCGCTTCCGATAATCCCAAGGACATCATCGGCTTCCAAGCGTTGTTCGTGTTGGGTTTCCCATGTGTCACAAGCCCAGTCCCTCAAAGCCCCGAGGCCAAGTGGGGTTCTCTTCTCGCGCCTGTGGGCTTTGTAAAGAGGGTTGATCTCGTGACGGAAGGTGTAGCGATCTGAGAAGACCATTGTTACCTTGTCGCCTTCCTCCTCGTCCACCATAAGGATCTCGTTGATACAGTCAGTGACCATAATGAAACAGTCCTTGAGATCCGAGAAGTCGGAGTGAACAGTGAAGATGTCATCATCCCACTTGATTTCTTTTTCTGCGCTGAAAGCCGCTCTATAGAGAAGCATGTCGCCATCGATGTATATTTTCTTACTCATAATTGTTAATGGGTTTCAGCCCAATTAGATCCTACTTTGTATTCTCCGTCAAGACGGCATTTGAATTTCAACTCCTCGCCGGCCTTGGTGAGTGAATCACAGAACAACTTACCGAGTTCATCAGCGTGTTCCGGGAGACAGGAGAACTGAACCTCGTCGTGGATGTTACCGTGGAGTTCGTAAGGCAGCTTTGCGTCACGCGCAAAAACAACCAACCCCTTCTTCATAACAACCGCTCCACTTGCTTGTAACAAAAGATTCAATGCGGAGTGTGC